AGGTAACTATTTCAAGCGCAGGGAAACAGCGGTATATGCTACTATTCTGAATGGATTATTGGAAAGAGGCCAACGGTACGTTGCGTTTATGAATCACACGAAGATTATGCTGATGAAAAAAGATAACAATTATATCGTACTGGAGGGCTCGGCAAACCTCACAGCAAATCCAAGGGCGGAACAGTTTATCTTATCGAACCACAAAGACTTGTACGAATTTCACAAGGGATGGATGGAAGATATTTATGCAGGGAAATGAAAAAACACCAACGGTCGAAGTAATCAATAGAGTGGAAGAGATTACAGCACTTCTCGTCGCGGGATTTGCAAGAAAAGATATACTGCAATTTGTTGCGAAAGAACGCGATTGGGATGTTTGCAGTAAAACTATCGATAATTATATCCATAAAGCACGGAAAAAAATAGAGAAGGCATGCGATACAAAAACAGAACAAGAATTAGGGATGTCATTAAAACGACTTGAAGAACTTTACAGGCGGTCATTTGCTATTCAAGATTACAAGTCAGCATTGTCGGTTGTAAAAGAGAAAAACACGTTGCTTGGACTCTATAAACCAAAGCAGCATGAACTATTCGGCAAGGACGGCAAGGACATTTCAATAATCGTAACGCATGAAACAGGGGAAAAAGAATGATAGCGAAACACATTGGCGACATATGGCAAAAATGCCATGAACAAAATTGGGGCGGCAATAACGAAAAGCCTATATCACTGGATACTGCGGGTATTGCGCATAAAGTATTCTATACTCTTCCGGTATTGTTACGTGAAACATGCGAGGCAAAACCGAAAGCAGACGGTTCCATTGAAATGGAATGGAAGAACAAATCTGATGAATACTGTGTTTTCCAAATCACATCAAACGGCACGGTGTATTTCAAGACAGACAAAGAGCAATCAGGTCAATCGTTCAGGATTAACAATGGAATTCCGCTGTTTTTAACACAAAATATAGAAGTTATAATTGACAAATGGCTGTAAAAATCAAGATAGACCCGAGGATTTACAATGAAGCGTACTATCCCTATCTCTACGACACAACGAGAATCCAAATCTTTTTCGGCGGGAGCTCGTCGGGGAAATCGTACTTCCTTGCGCAGCGTACCGTTGAGGATATTCTCAGGGGCGGTCGCAACTATCTCATTTGCCGCAATGTCGGGAATACGATCCGCACGTCTGTATTCAACGAAATTGTCAAAGCAATCGGGTTCTTTGGTGTCAATAGCCTTTTCAAGATAAACGGTTCCGATCTGGTTATTACCTGCGTGAACGGGTACCAGATTATATTCAAGGGCCTTGATGATGTACAAAAAATCAAATCGATTACACCGGCCAAAGGCGTTATTACCGACATATGGGTTGAAGAGGCCCCGGAAACAGCACGGACCGACATCAAGGACTTGCGGAAGCGTCTCAGGGGCACGTCGCCTGTCCCGAAGCGGCTTATCCTGTCTCTTAATCCTATTTACATCAATCACTGGATTTACAAGGACTTCTTTGCCGGACATTGGGGAGAGGATGACAAAGTCTACAAGGATGACCACCTCCTTATTCTCAAAACAACGTACAAAGACAACCGGTTCCTCATGCCGGATGACATCTATGAGCTCGAACATGAAACCGATCCGTACTATTACGATGTCTACACGCTCGGGAAATGGGGCACGCTCGGCGATCTCATATTCAGGAATTGGAGAGTCGAAGACCTTTCTGCAAGGATATCGGACTTTCCATCCGGTAAGCATGGCCTTGACTTCGGATTCACGAACGATCCCACGGCATATACCCGTTCTGTCAGGCAGACAGGCCACAGCAAGCCTATCCTCTATATCCTCAAAGAATGGTACGAATATGGTGTCACGAACGATTTCATTGCACAGACGCTTTCCCCGATGGTTGGACACGACCCGATACGATGTGATTCATCAGAGCCAAAAAGCATCGCCGAACTCAGGCAGTATGGATTGTCAGGAGCAATGGCGGGAATCAAAGGACCAGGCTCTGTCAATTTCGGGATTCAATGGCTTAAACAGCATGATATCATCATCCACAAGGAATGTCAAAATACAATCAATGAATTCAGCCTGTACCAGTGGAAGAAGAACAAGGACGGGGAAGCGATCAATGAGCCGGTCGATAAGTTCAATCACTCAATTGATGCCACACGGTATGCGTGGAGCGGCGTGATTTATGAGGAACTTGAAGCGGAACGCAGACGGCGTGAACAGAAATCAAAACCTATGACAAAAGAAGAACTTGGATTCTGGTAAATAAAGGAGCCTCACAATGAAAATAGCAGACATACTCGCATTGCCGTTTGAAAAAGCGGTAAACCTGCTCTCAAAAGACGAAAAGCATGACAGTAATGCCATTCAGGGATACCGTGACCAGTACAGCGGGGTTCATGCTATACTGAAACGGCCTGACAAGACTATCGGGAAAGAGGGCAAAAAAACGACTGTCCCCACCGTCAAGGACGTCATCACGCAGCAGAAGTTCATTACCGATGTTGCAGTGTCGTTCGTATTCGGGAAACCGGTATTACTGGTGAATAACACAGATGGCGAAAGTTCCGATACGGCGTTCGATGCTCTTAAATCTGTCTGGAGACAGAATAAAATGGAGTACTTCAACCGGAAGCTTATGCGTGACGTATGTATTGAAACGAAAGCCGCCGAACTATGGTTTGTACGAGGTGATATCCTTGACAGTGAGGACGGCAAGAAGACCATCACAAACAAGCAGATTAAGGTCATCCTGCTGTCAAAGAAGAACGGCGATGACATCTATGCTCATTTCGATGAAACCGGCGATATGGATGCATTTACCAGACGGTATGAATCAGTGGATGAGCAGGGTAAAAAGGTACAACATGCCGAAATTTATACCGCTGGAAAAAAGATTGTTGCCACAAAAACGGATGGCAAGACATGGGAGGATACCGAAACGCCAAATATATTCGGCAAAATCCCGGTTGTCTATTACGAGCAGGAAGAAACCGAGTGGGCCGGAGTACAGAGGTTGATTGAACGGCTTGAACTGCTGATTTCACGTCTCGGGGACACCAATGATTATTTCGGCGACCCTGCTGTAGTGACAAAGGGCAGGATTACTACTATGCCGGAAAAGGGTGAGATCGGAAAACTGTTTGCACTTGAAGGCCAGATAGGACAGGATGGCAAGGTCGAATACGGCGATGTCAATTATCTGACATGGGACCAATCCCCCGAATCCGTAAAACTCGAGTATGACATACTGACAGAGCTTATCTACTCCATGACCATGACGCCTGATATATCGTTCGACAACGTGAAAAGCCTTGGTGATATATCCGGTGTTGCGCTGAAACTCATATTCCTTGCCCCTCTGCTCAAAGCGAATGATAAGCAGGAAATATACGGGGAAGGCATAGAACGTCGCAATAACCTTCTGAAAGCGATGCTGAGTGTGGTTGATGTCGGCATGGCCGCTGAAATAGAAAAGCTCGATGTCGGCCTTGAATTCCAGAACCCGCTTCCTGACAATCTCAAGGAAATGATTGAAATGCTGACCAGCGCAACAGGAGGCGATCAGATTATGTCACGCGATACCGCTGTCTCAAAGAATCCGCTCGTCTCGAACCATGAGGAAGAAGTCACAAAGATTAAATCCGAACAGGATGAAGGGGCGGTAAGGGCAAACAATGTGTTGCAGGGTGCTAATTTCAACATGCCGGAAGGGAGTGTGGCATAATAGACATATGGGATTTATTTATTCATAAAAGCGGTTCTTCTATCTGGCCGTCAAGCGATCCAAGTGATTCGCCAATTGACACGTTCACATGTAAACTGTGTGGGCATTCATTCTCTGAAATGATGTGGGGCAGTTTTCGTATCGGCGATCCTGACCCATGGCAAGAGGTCGAAAAAATAATGCAAAACCATATCTCAGAAAAACACGAAGATTATTGTTTTATGAAAGCAAGGATGACGGCATGATCGAAAAAGCAAAACAAACCCTCACTTCTTTCCTTGAATCATGGAAAACAGAGGATTACAGGGACATGGAAAAGCATGTGCAATTGACATGGCTTGACGGAAGAGGAAACACCTGCCATGAACAGCTACGACGTCTATTCATGCACCGCCAGCTTGAATCGTTTGAAATACTGGAAGGCATACCCGGACTGAACAGCAATGCCCGTATTGATTTCAGGGTGAAAGTGCAGTTTAGGGGAAACAATGTACCGCTCATCCTGGAACGTGCTGTTGTGATATGTGAATACGGGCCGTACCTGCCAAGTGAAAAAGGTGAGTGGGGTGTTAATCCGGCAAGTGTATTAAGGATGGGGAAAGCGGGATGAAAACAAAGGTCAAATGGATTGACCGTTGTTTGATAGAAAGTCCTTTTTATATAGGACTTTGCCTAAGCAAGAAAAATTTTGACTCGGAAATGAAGCGACTCAAAATAGCAAAAAAGGAAAGGCCACAATGGGTTAATGATGGTTACAGTGGCAGAGTACATCAATTTAGAAACAAAAACAAACAGGTAATCATTGTATGTATCAAAAGAGGTGAGTCTCAAATATGTACAATGGGGCTCATTATTCACGAAGCCGTACATGTTTGGCAGGCAATTAAAGATGACCTGAATGAGCAACATCCAAGTCCCGAATTTGAAGCGTATTCCATCCAGATAATAGCACAACGGCTGATTGAGAAATACAGGGAGAAAAGCCATGACTGAGGACATGAAGCGACTGACCCTAAAAGGCAAGATTGTGGGGTATGAGCAAAAATATATTGGGTATCCCAACGGGGAACCACGAATCCAGACTCAATGGCGTAAGCAGGTTGATGGTGGATTTACTACAAGTGTATGGAATAAAGCCTATACCTGTGATTCCTTTGACCTCGGTATCAAGATTGGTGAAGAGTGGTGGTTCGAAAATGATGTATTTAACCTCGGTGATGTACATCTAAAACTATGCTATGATGTATTAAATGGTTGGAGATTTGAGGCTACTTATAATAAGGTCATGTATTTTTATGACTTTAAAAGTTTTATAGCAGGGGAATTTGGTAAATGGAAGCGTATCGGCACAGTCTACGACAAGGAGGCGGTATGAGCGATACCTTAGATATAAACGAAGCACATCCATCGTCTCTGGATGCTCTTAAATGGATACGCAAGCATTTCAATAACGATGATCTAATGATAGTACGGGAAGCACTTGCATCATGCGCACTTGAGGGGAACAGGCTTGCGGAAGTGTGCTTGGGGACATTAAACAGGTTGTTGGAAGGAAAGCCGGTTGGTGATAGGTATGTGCTTGGCTTGTCTTGGCTGATGATAAATATGTCATTTGGTGAAGACGTGTATAAAAAAACACTGAAAGAGATAATATTGGAGTCTGGTAAATAATGGGGCTTGAACAGGAATTTGATGACCAGCATATCCGGGAAATCCTCCGGTTGATAGGCAGTCTTCGCACATCGGGAACGCCGTCTACAGGCCGTCTTGCC